AACTACTACGAAGATGATTTTGTTTGGAATTATGTATCACAACCTTTAGGCAATTATGTTGCAGACTGTAAGTTAGGTAATTTTAGAATACAAAAATTATGTGCGGCGTGGGACAGTGCAACTGGATTACGTGGTAGAGATAATTCTGTACTATCTGTTTGTGCAAAAGACGATCAAAACAATGTGTTTGTACACGATATCAAAATGTTAAGTGCAGTTGATAGTGATAGAAATTTTGAACAACAGTGTGAAGAAATAATATTAACGTGTGCCAAACATAAAATTGGTCACGTGTATGTAGAAGAAAACTTTAGTTCTGCATTAGCAAATGAATTAAGACGTACTGCACGTAGATTGAAATTAGCAGTTACTGTTATTCCACATTTTAGAAATCAGAATAAATTAAACTTTATTGCACAAACATTAGAGCCATTGATTAAAGTAGGTAGATTATACGTGCACAAAAGAGTTAGAGAGCACACGCCTTTTTTAGATGAGTTGCAAGCATTTCCACGTGCTAAACAAGATGACTGTATAGATGCAACATCAGAAGCAATTAGTCACTTACCCGAACTGGCAGTTGACATTTCGAAGATTGCCAAAATTCACAATCCTCTGTCGCCAAACCTTCAATCTTACTCAATCAACAAACGAATTCAGTAAATGCGAAATGGTTTAGATAAATATTTTTAGTTTTTGTTACAAGGTTATTTATAATTTTTTTTTGTATAAACACACGCACGTGCGAAAGAAAATTTGAAAAGGAGAAAAATTTTATGTGTGCACCACCAATTACTTCATCAAGTTCAGCACCAGCACCAGCACCACAACCCAGTGCTCCGCAACAATCTGCTGCAACTGAATCCAACAGTCAAGCAAGACGAATTGGCAGAACTTTTAGATCGGGTTCAGCATCGCAACGAGGCAGAGGCGTATTAATAATGAGCAGAAATCCATTAGGGATTAGTGATGCTACTTCAATTGGTAACAGACAAAGTTTATTGACTGCAGTACCAACTACAACTTCCATACCTTTATCAGTAACTGTTGGGGGATACTAAAATGTGTTTTCCATCACCAAAGATACCAGATATGAGTGCACAAATTTCTGCACAACAAGAAGCATTAAAGAAGCAACAAGAAGAAGAACAACTGAAACAAAGAAATGCTGAAATGGCGCAGGCGGCGGCAGAAGCAAAACGACAACAAGTTAGAAGACGTGGCAGAGCAAGTTTAATAACTCGTTCGGGCGGCGTGGGTTCGTTAGGCATTTTAGATTCTGCAACTGGTTCTACTGCATTATTAAAACCATTAGGTGAAAATTATAATCAGTTAAGCAATCAATAATGAACACAGACATAATCAAACAAACTTTTAAATTGGCGAAAGCCGCACGTGACAAACACGAAGACGAAATATCAGAAGCATACAAATACACACGACCAAACAGAGATATTTGGCGACACAGAGAAGCAGAAACTGATAGATCAAAAATATTTGATAGCACTGCACCCGACTCTGTACAAAATTTAGTTTCAACAATCTTAAATTTATTAATTCCACAAAATCAACAATGGGCAACTCTTTCAATAAGAGAAGATGTTAAAGAAGAAATTGCTGGTGATGTTAAAAGAATATTAGATAAAAGTAACAGAACTGTTTTTAAAACCATAAGAGATTCAAACTTCTATATTGCGGCTTCGGAAAGTTTAACAGATGCAGTAATTAGTGGTGTGGGTGCTATTGGTTTGTATGAAACAGAAACAGACATTGAGTTTATTGGTATACCTACATATCAATTGTATTTTTTAGACAATTATAAAGGTGAAGTTGATACTGTGTTTAGACAACACGAATTGTCTGCACAATACCTATTTGAAAATTTTAAAAACTTACCCGATGACATTGTAGAACTTGCAAAAAAATCACCGCAAAAAAATGTAACTGTAACAGAGTCTTGTATGCGAATGACTGGCAAAAAAGATTTTACTTACACAGTTATGATTGGCAAAGAATTGACACCAATCTATCAAAAACAAATGCCTACACAAATGTTTGTGGTATTTAGATTTGGCAAAACAATTTCAGAAGTTTGGGGCGAGTCACCTACACGTATGGCATTGCCACACATTAGAACTATTAACGAAGCACAGATGTTAGTTTTACAAGCCGCAAGTTACGCCAGCTTAGGTGCTTGGCAAGTTAACAGTGAAACCAGTGTAAACTTTGGTAACGTAAAACTTCAACCAGGTTCCGTTGTAACTGTAGATCAACCACTGTCACCTATTCCATTTGCTGGCAACTTTGCAATCACAGATGCAACCATACAAGATCATCGAAATCAAATTAGAAGAATGATGTTTAACGATGTAATACTGCCACCCGAACAATCACCTACTATGACTGCAACTGAAATACAGATTAGACAAGCAGAGTTTTACAGAAGATTAGGACCATATGGCTTACGTTTAGAACAAGAATTTTTAAGACCAATAATTGCTAACCTAGTTAAAAGATTACAAATGCGAGGTGCAGTACCAAACTTTGTATTAGACAGACAGGCTTTTGAAATTGTGGTTAATTCAGCAGTGAAACGTGGCATTGCATTAGCAGAAATTACGAGAGACATTCAAATACTACAAGTGGTTTCACAATTAGGTAATGAAGCATTGGCAAATATCAATGTTACTAAACTGGCACGAAAAATTTTACGTGATGGTGATATGTCACCCGAAGTATTACGTGACGAAGCAGAAATTGAAGAAATGATTGCACAACAGCAACAACAACAAAACATACAAGCAGTCACACAACAATTATTACAAGCACAACCAAATAACCAAAATAACCAACAATAAGATCGTAAGTGCAGAAGTAAATACAGTACAATTTTAATTGTAAACAGAAATGAAACAAAGTGAACTGCAACAACATTACAAACGTATTTTCGAAACCGAAAGTGGTCAAGTGGTGCTGGCGGATTTAGAAAGAATTACTAATACAACACGAGTAACTTCCGATTCACCTAACCCATACGCCGCAATACACATCGTAGCACAACAACAGTTGATACGACGGATAAAAAATATGTGTATGTTAAAAACTGCAGTCCCATTTACAGAGGAGTAAAACAATGAACGAACAAGTGGCAACACCCGTTGCACCCACGCCCGCAGCTGAAACTGCACAACCCAACAATACCAGTCTATTAGCAGATCAAAGTGTTACAACAACACCTAACACTACTGCAGAAACTGTGACTACAGAAAGACCCGATTGGTTACCCGAAAAATTTAAATCAGCAGAAGATTTAGCAAAAAGTTATTTGGAATTAGAAAAAACTATTTCAGACAAAGCACCTAAAATACCCGAACAATACGATTTCAGTTACACTAAAGAATTTGGATTGGCAGATATGGACGAAGGATTGCAGAAAGAAGTTACAGAAGCATTTCGACACGCCAAACTAACAGATCAACAAGCCAAACAAGTGATGGCACTGTATTCCGATCAAGTGCAAAAATTAACAGAGCAATTTGCAAATGCACCACGTACTGATTTAAATTCAGAACAATCTGCACTGCAAAACGTTTGGAAAGATGATTATAGCAAAAACATACAAGCAGTCCGACAGTATGCAGAAACACTGCCTAAAAGATTGTTAGACTATCCGTTGGTAGACACTGCAGAAGGCATACAGTTCCTACAACAGTTAATGCAAAATCAAACACAAAATCCTATCGTGTCTGCACAATCACAATCTGCCAACACAGTAACCATACGTGAACAGATTAATACAATGCGAGCAGATGCTAAAATGAAACTGCCAGCTGGTGATCCTGTTGGCGAAGCTCATCGACAAAAACTGTACACACTGTACGAGCAGTTAGAACGAGTTAGACGTTAAAATTTTGTGTTCCTTCTAGTTTGACATTTCAGAACACAAAACTGAGTGGAAGTAGTTATGGCTTCCACTCTGCCACAACAGAACCAATCCCACTCATAATTTTTTAAATAAAAGATGACATTGGAACATTGGCATTGGATATGCACTGCAAAACTGTGTAACCCACCGACAGATTGTAGACAGTTATCTGCACAAATTAAAAAATTAGTTAAAAACATTGATATGAATGTGTTGAGTGGCCCGCACACTGTGAGATGTGATACTGTGGGTAATAAAGGTTATACGAGTGTGTGTGTGATAGAAACTTCACACATTGCTTTTCATATGTGGACTGAACCATCGCCAGCAATGGTACAGATTGATGTGTACAGTTGTAAGAAGTTTAGCAAACAAGCAGTGTTGGATTGGTTAGAACAGTTTAATCCGTTGCAGATAGAAATGAGTTATTTGAATAGAGCAGAAACAATACGACCAGTGCCTTTCATCTAATTCCGCCCCCTCTTTATATATACACCAAAAAACACCCCAATTAGCACCTACTCTTTATATATGTAACAAATTGTAGGAAAATGACTATTTTACTGTATATTTGCGAAATATGGCAAAATACAAAGATATCGTTTCAAATTATAGCAAACAGATCGATTGGGCAAAAAACAATTGGTTCAAGTTGAGTGTGATTGCATTACTGTTATGGTTGTCAATTGGCGTACTGTTATTGAACAAAAGAATTAACAGAGTTGAAAGAGCAGTTTGGTATGCTGTCGGTGATGTAGAAGATTCAATTGATGATTTGAAAAAAGCAGTTGAACGATTAGATAGATAATCAAATTTACAAACCATTAAAT